TGCAACATACGCTGCTCTTGTACAATCTGAAGTATTGTCATCTTGAGGGTTTTAATTGGTTAGAATTCATGGCCAATGGTGCGGCCCGAATTGGACTCAAGGCAAATCACAACCTGCAAATGCTTCTAGTGTTAATTTTAATGCTCCATGCGACGACGCATTGGATTGTGCTTGTCGATCACATGACAAAGACTGTTCTAATCCTAAAGGATGCAGTTCGAAAGGTGATAGGAAATTAGTGGTTGCAGCATTGAAGTATGCAGCCAATCCAATTAATCGATTATTCAGACCTAATACAGTTCTGAAGGCGGAAGCGGTTGCCGTCGGAATTGCAGCCGCATCAACAACAAGGAAGAGATAACATGGCCGAAGTAACATTGACCCTAGAAGAATACGAAGCATTGCGTGAAATGGCAATGGGTTCAACCCCTGCAATTATCGATACTCCTGAACCTGTTCAGAAGAAGCGCAAAGTTTCAGCGTCTCAAAGAAGATATGGACGAGCATTCAAGAAGGTCGCACCACAATTCAAACTAAAGAACGGCTCTTGGAAGAAGAATGGATTTAGATTGGCAGTTCGAGCAGCGCACAAACTGGCTAAGTCAAATCGCAAGTTGTGATTAGATGGAAAATTCCATTGAGACAAGGATTGCTCGATTGGAACGCCTCATCTATTTGTTGATTGGTTTACAATTGCCAGACTTCTTGCCTTATCTGGCAATGATGTAATCAATCTTGAACTGGAAAGTCCATTTCATATTTGATATTGAACTTGTAATGCCAATCACAACCCACAAATGGGCAGTTGATAGTATGAGTGTCTTCGGTAAATGCACTGTAAACTAAAAAGTCGATAAACATTCTAACTTCATCATTCAATCCTTGCATATCTTGATGCTTCAAATGAAGGTGTTCTTCAAAGATTGTTTCTAATTCATCTATCCAAGTCATTCAAAATCCCTCAGAGATGTTTGCTTCTGAACCTCTTTCATTGCCTTGTCGATTAAATCTTCAATAGATCCTTTGTAATTCTCATCCATTTCTATCGACTTCTCAACAATTGTTGCTGCAAAGATGCTAGCGACCTTCGCCCACTTGATGCGACGCATGGTTTCTGTGGCTAAATCCTCGCCATTGTCGTAACTTCTGAGTGCTATTCGCACCCATTGGCTAAAGTTACCCATTCTTTGGCTAATTTTCATCGTATTTTCATCTAAACTCACTATTTTTTGGACCTTCATTTTGGCTCACCATGCAATTCCACTCAGTTTTCGTCTATATACTTACCGTTATTTTCAAAAAAACTGCCTAAACAGTATCAATAGGGTCGTTTTACTCCCCTTTTCCCTAGTCCCAATAGCCTGTCGGCCTCTTTTCCACTTGGGATACGCTGGAATTGCAGGACATATTAATGCCTCACCCTAAAGAAGATAGAATCCGTGTGTATGAAAAAGGTGGGTGCTTTGATTTGTACAGTAGGTGTAGTTTATACACTGTCGGCTCTGCCAAGGAGACATGGCGTTAAAGACGACATCCTCAACCATAGCAATTGGCTTCTCTCTTACTGAGAGTGGTGCAAACACCTTTACTCAATCAAGAATAGATCTACAACTGAACCCTCTGGACCAAGAAGTGTTCGTAGTTTTGGCAGTGGACCTTGACCCAGCAGCACCTTTCAACATGGCAGGTGTAAACACTTCAACTGAAATGAGTGTATCGACAACTTCCTTAACCGCTATGGGCAACATCAACCAATCCCAAGTATTGGCAAACACCAAATTAGACATCCGTCAAGATGTTGGTAGCATTACAGGAGTTCCTTTCACACGAGCTTCAGGAGATGAACCATCTGGTAACCTCGATTACATTGCGATCATCAGTACTAACGACTTCTTCGTTCAAATCGAAGGAGCAGGAAACACTGGCGCCCGTGCAGGCTTTGGCCGCATGTGGGGATATCGAGCAAAGGCAGACGCTGCAACATACGCTGCTCTTGTACAATCTGAAGTATTGTCATCTTGAGGGTTTTAATTGGTTAGAATTCATGGCCAATGGTGCGGCCCGAATTGGACTCAAGGCAAATCACAACCTGCAAATGCTTCT